GGTCTCGCGAGCCCCAAAAACGGTCTAGATATAAGCGGAAAAATTCGGTTCCTTCCATCCTAAACGATTCGAAATATTATATTCAAAAATGGTGGTGATTAGGTGTCTGCTAAATCTGATGTGAATGGTCTTGTTGTTAATACAAAAACAATCGCAAAAATGTTTAATATGACAGAGCGCCGAGTTCGTCAATTGGTAGAAGAGGGTGTGATAAGTCGTGTAGCACACGGACGATTCGATTTAATTGATACTGTCAGCAAATACATTAATTTTTTAAAACTTTCATCAGAGGGAATGGATGAAAACGACGTAACAGAATCGTTAGAATATGAAAAATGGTTACATGAAAAAGCTAAGCGTGAAAAAGCAGAAATCGAGCTTGCTCATTTAAAAAATGAAATGCACCGTTCTGAAGATGTTGAAAAAGTGCTTAACCATATGATTATGGCATTTCGTTCAAAAATGTTATCTTTACCCACAAAACTAGCTAATATGCTTGTTAACAAAAGTGACCCAAAACTCATTGAGGTGTTGATTGAAAGAGATATCCATGAAGCGCTTCAAGAGTTATCAGAGTATGATCCGTCAATGTTCATTGAAGTAACTGATGATGCTGATGAAGTAGAGGAAGTTGACGATGGTTCGCAAACACACACTGAATCTGTTTAAAAAAATTGCAAAAATAACAGCACCACCACCTAAATTAACCGTATCTCAGTGGGCAGATAAATATAGAGTATTATCGAAGGAATCATCAGCGGAACACGGTAAATGGAATACGGACCGAGCGCCATATCAACGGGAAATTATGGATTCCATTAATAATCCTGATTATGAAGAAATTGTTGTGATGTCCTCTGCACAAGTTGGTAAATCAGAAATTATCAATAATATCATTGGTTATCATATTGATTATGATCCGTCGCCTATGTTATTAATGCAACCAACTTTAGAAATGGCTGAATCTTACTCAAAAGACAGAATCGCACCAATGATTAGAGATACACCATCCCTCGCCAAAAAAGTGAACAGTCCAAAAGCGAAAGATGGTAACAACACTTTGCTGCAAAAAAAATTCCCAGGAGGACATTTGACGTTAGTTGGTGCAAATTCGCCTGCAAGTTTAGCATCAAGACCAGTTCGAATTGTATTAGCGGATGAGGTTGACCGTTTTCCACTAAGCGCGGGCACGGAAGGTGACCCGTTATCACTTGCACATAAAAGAACAAAAACTTTCTGGAACCGAAAAAAAATATCTGTTTCCACTCCAACTATTAAGGGGGCTTCAAGAATTGAGGCTGAGTATAATGAAAGCACAATGGAACAGTGGTGTATATCGTGCCCGTCATGCGGTAAATTTCAACCTTATGTTTGGGAACAAATAAGATTTGAACCAGTTGGCATGGAATGTATTTATTGTAAATCACTACACACAGAAGTCGAGTGGAAATCAAGGCCTGGAAAATGGATTGCAAGGAATCCAGAAGCAAGAAAAAGAGGATTTCACTTAAATGCTTTCGCTTCACCTTGGGAATCTTGGGAAAATATTATTCATGAATTCAAGGAAGCAAAAAGGAAAGGTCCGGAAACATTAAAAACATGGAAAAACACAACATTGGGAGAACCATGGGAAGAAAAAGTGCAGGAGCATGATCATACAAAACTGATGCAGCGTAGAGAAGAATACAAACATGACATTCCAGAAGGTGTTTTGGTTCTGACAGCTGGTGTTGACGTACAAGATGACCGGTTAGAAGTTGAAATTGTTGGTTGGGGTCTTGGTGAAACAAGCTGGGGGATTGAATACAAGATTTTCTACGGAGACCCAGGGCAACAGGCGGTTTGGGACCAACTCGATGCATTTTTGCTAAAAGATTGGTTTACACCAAACGGAGTTAAATTAACCATATCTGCTACCTGCATAGACAGCGGTGGTCACTATACGCAAGAAGTGTATGATTTTTGTAAAGCGCGGGAATACAGAAGGATTTTTGCTGTTAAAGGTAAAGGTGGTTCAGGGGTACCGTTCATCTACAAAACTTCTAAAGTAGGAATCAAAAAAGATACTTATCTATTTATAATCGGTGTAAATGAAGGTAAAGACACGATTTATAGTAGATTGAAAATTGAAGAGCCTGAAAAGCCTGGTTATTGTCATTTTCCTTTGAATGTGGAAAAAGGGTACGACGAGGCTTATTTTATTGGCCTTACATCTGAATACAAAAAGCCAAAACGTGTTAATGGTTCGATTCGGTATGAATGGGTCAAACGTTCATCAAATATACGGAATGAGCCACTCGACTTGCGCAACTACTCTTTAGCGGCATTAAGAATTTTAAATCCAGATTTAGAATACTTGCACAAGAACAATCTTACTGGTGCGGTTTACAATCAAACCGTAAAACGCAAGAAAAGACGAAGAAAAGTGATTTCGAAAGGACTGTAATAAATGGCTTTTACGGTAAAAGAATGCAAAGAAAGGTTGCGAATGTGGCTTGATGCGGAAGCTGCAATTGCATCCGGACAAAGTTATTCAATTGACAATCGTCGGCTTGAAAGGGCGAATCTATCTCAAGTGCGTGAACAAATTAAGTTTTGGCAAAAAGAATTAGCAAAAGCCGAAGCAAGAGAAAGTGGACGTGGCAGAAGGAGAGTGACACGCGTTGTTCCTAGAGATTTATAGAAAGAGAGGTGAATAATTTGAATGCCATAGATAAAGCAATTGCTATTTTTTCTCCTGAAAAAGCATTGAAAAGAACGCATGCGAGAAAAAAACTAGAGTTATTAAACTCCGGTTATTCTAATGGCGGTGCAAGCAAAAGAAAAAAATCAATGCTCGGTTGGGTATTTAAAGGGGGGAGTACAAAAGAAGATATAGATGATAATCTAGATACTCTACGTCAACGCTCACGTGACTTATTTATGAACACCCCTTTAGCTACTGGAGCATTAAAAACAATTCGAACAAATGTAACCGGTGCTGGCCTCCGTTTAAATGCTCAAATCGATTATGAATATCTAGGTTTAACCGAAGAAGAAGCAGATGAATGGGAAACTACTGCAGAAAGAGAATTTGAATTGTGGTCTGAAAGTTTAATGTGTGACGCAATGCAAATGCATGATTTTTACGAGCTGCAACAATTAGCATTTCTATCATTTTTGATGAGTGGAGAAGTATTCACATTATTACCCTATCGTTCAAATCCACAAAATCCATACGGGTTACGAGTGCAATTAATTGAAGCTGATAGAGTTACTTCGCCCCCAGGCAATAATCCAAACATTATTAATGGCGTTGAACTTGGTAAATATGGCGAAGTTGTAGCTTATCACTTTTCCAAACAACATCCATTGTCGCTTTCTTCAGGTAAAAATGATTGGGTACGTGTAGAAAAATTCGGTAAAAAAACGGGTAGACAAAATGTACTTCATTTAATGGAATCAGAAAGACCTGAACAAAGAAGAGGGGTTCCGATTCTAGCTCCTGTCATAGAAAGCTTAAAACAATTAGATAGATATACAGAAGCGGAATTAATGGCCGCTTTAGTATCATCTTTATTCACTGTGTTTATTGAAACCGAGGATGCTGAAAATGATGGTCCGCCATTCGTAGATTCAATTCCTGAGCAGGAGCAAGTAGATAGCGAAGATGAAACTTCCTACGAAATGGCACCAGGATCAATTATTGCGCTTTCAGAAGGAGAAAAGGCGAATGTAGCAAATCCAGCTCGAAACAACGCATCATTTGATCCGTTTGTTGTATCAATTTGTAGACAAATTGGGTCAGCTTTAGAACTACCTTATGAATTATTGTTAAAACACTTTACAAGCTCTTATTCTGCTTCTCGCGGCGCGTTGTTGGAAGCATGGAAAATGTTCAAAATGCGTCGAGAGTGGATTGCAAAAAGATTTTGCCAACCAATATATGAAGAATTCTTAACAGAAGCTGTTTTGCTAGGCCGTATTCAAGCGCCTGGCTTTTTTAATGACCCGATGATACGTAAAGCTTACTGTAAAGCTGAATGGAACGGCCCAAGCCAAGGACAATTGGACCCACTCAAAGAAGTGAATGCAGCGATTAAACGTGTGGAGAATGGATTTAGCACCCGTACAAAAGAAACGGTCGAATTAACTGGAGGCGACTTCTGGAGAAATCATTTGCTTCGTATTCGCGAAGAAAAGGCACGGAGGGAATCAGGATTAGACGCTAAATATGAAGAACTTCAAAAGGAGGTGAGAGAGGGAGATGAAGATTGAAATCAAAGGACCAATTATTCCAGACAGTCACCAATGGGTATATGACTTATTTCGGATACCAGCTACTAGTCCATCCAAGGTTTCGAGAGTGGTTGAAAATGCTATTCGTAACAATGTCAAAGAATTAAATGTTGTTATCAATAGCGGTGGCGGTTCGGTTTTTAGTGCATCTGAAATCTATACCGAATTAAAAAAATTTGCTGGCAATGTCAAAGTAGAAATTGTTGGGGTTGCAGCAAGCGCTGCCAGTGTGATTGCGATGGCTGGGACCCATATTGCAATGGCTCCAACAGGGCAATTGATGATTCATAATGCAATGAATAGCGCAGAAGGCGATTATCGAGTGATGAATCATAATAGTGATTTCTTGCAAAAAGTGAATCGTTCAATCATGAATGCTTATATCTCTAAAACAGGGAAAACGGTGGATGAATTAAAACAATTAATGGATGCAGAAACATGGATGACTGCACAGGAAGCAAAAGAAGCCGGTTTCATCGATGAAATCATGTTTGAAAGTGAAGTGGGAGCAGTTGCAAGCATGAATATACCCGAATTATCTGGCGGTATGTTGCCAGAAGAAGTTATTAATCGGATGAGAGAATTGTTGGCAAACCAAGAAAAAGGTATTTCTGTTGTGAACAGTGTTGGAGTCCAACAAAACATCAAAGAAGGAGTGAATAAAAAAATGGATTTGCAGGAATTAAAAAATCAATATCCTGAATTAGTTGAACAAATTAGGAACGAAGCGAAAGAAGAAGCAATTGCTGCGGAACGCAAACGTATCCAAGAAATTGAAAATATTGCTGTGCCTGGTGCAGAAGAAATTATTAATAAGGCGAAATTCGAAACAGGTGCAACTGCAGGTGAAGTAGCTGTTGAAATACTGAAAAATGACGCATTAAAAAAATCGATGATGTTGCAAAACATTAAAGAAGATGCACAGCCAATCAATGAAGTAGAAGCAAATGCACTACCAAAATCAAAAGATGAAGAAGTAGATGCATTGATTAATAAAGTGTTAGGAGGTAATTAATATGCGAGTTTTAGAGTTTGACAACCTTTTAGCTGGATTTCAGTCGGATGTGGTAACTGAACCGATTACAGTTGCACCAGGTCAAGAACTGTCAGTCGGTCAGGTTTTTGCATTAAATGCAGAAGGACAAGCTATTGCTATGACAACTGAAAGCAACGCGACCGATGTTTACGGTATTATGGCAGATGCAATTGCAACAGCTACCGGTGAAACAAAAGAAGCAGTTTGTTATGTGTGCGGAGAATTTAATGCGCGGAAAATTATTTTTCCAGAAGGTGCTAATCAAGTAGAGTACAAAAAAGCATTAAGAAACATTGGAATTATTTTAAGAAATACAGTACCAGCTGATCCACAAGGAAAAGAGGAGGAATAATCAATGGCAGTAGATTTATTCGAAACGAGAACAATGCTTAAATTCGTGGAGCGTATGCCACGAGTTACAACATTTATTCGAGATACTTTATTTAAAAATAAAGAGCTTTCCCCTACGAATAAAGTTGATGTAGACGTTAAAAAAGGAAGAGCAAAAGTTGCTCCTTATGTTAGCGAAAAAATAGGTGGGAAAGTTGTAGAAAATAGCGGATTCCGTACTGAAACATTTGAACCACCACTTGTTGCGCCAACAACGGTTACTACAGCTGCAGATTTACAAAAGCGCTTAATGGGAGAAAATATTTATTCTTCTCGCACCCCAGATGAACGCGCTGCAGAAAAACTGATAAAAGACTTACAGGATTTAGATGATATGATTACACGTCGCGAAGAAGTAATGTGCGCGCAAGCAATTTTCGACGGGGAAATTGAAGTAAAAGGCGAAGGTGTAGATTATGTCATTTCATTTGGTCATACAAATCGCGAGGTCTTATCTGGGCAAAATTTATGGAGCGAACCAACTTCTAGCAAGTACGCAGATTTAAAACGTTGGGTGCGTATTGTTCAAAATACTGGCTTTGTGAATCCTGATATTGTCATCGTTTCTCCTGACGTTACGGACGTACTTTTAAAAGACGAGGAGATTCTTAAATTATTAGATGTCCGAAATGTCAATATCGGAGAATTAAGACCTCAAAATTTACCAAACGGAGCGACTTATATTGGAAAAATTGCAGGTGTAGGCGAAATTTATGAATATTCAGCAAGCTATTATGATGACGTTGCTGAAGAAGTAAAACCAATAGTACCAGATGGAACAATTGCTTTAATTGCTACCGAAGCAGACTTTACGATGGCTTATGCAGCCATTACGATTGCTAAAGACAATGATCTAGTAACTTACGAAGCCGATCGTGTTCCTGATTCTTGGACAGAAAAACGACCTGCTCGAAAAATTCTGCAGCTAAGTTCAAAACCACTTCCAATTCCTAAGGAAATTAACTCATGGTTTGTTGCAAAAGTGCTATAAGGAGGCGATGAAATTGATTAGAGCAAAACATACAATTCGCCACAACAATATCACATACAAACACGGCGCTATTATTGACGGTCTAAGTAAATCAGAAGAAGAGCGCCTTGTACGGTTAAAAGCTGCAGAGTATGTGCTAAGTCCAGAAGAAGAATTGAGAAAGCAGCAGGCGAAGGGCAATAAAACCGAGATTTCGCAAGAAGAATTCAAAGAACTTCGCGAGGCACTTGATGCAGAATACAATGCAGAAGAATTAAAACGCGCGGCAAAAGCAGTCGGTGTTGATTTGAACGGTGCTTCAACAAAAGCTGAAGTAATTGCTGCAATTATTAACCAAGGTAAAGCTGATGAATTGTTAGAGGATGATACAGATGAATAATAAGACGTTCAAAGACTTCGTGAATGAAGATTTGAATGTCTTTTTTAATTTAGATGAATTTGGAGAAGAGCATGAGTTGGATGGAGAAGTTCTCACTCTAATAGTTGTTGATTCTAAAAACGACGATAATTTTACTGGCTATCCGAGAGAACAATTATATGCAAGTCAAGAAGTATATAAACATCAAAAAATTATCTATGTCAAAGCTGCAGATTACTTTGTTCCAAAAGTAGACAGCATAATTAATCTTGACGGCGAGGAATTATACGTAGATGAAGCTGAAGAGAATATGGGGATTATTCGAATCCTTGCATCTTCGCATGAAAGCTAGGTGTTTAAACTGATACAGGTTAGAGTAGATCACGCTGAACAATTAGAACGACTTTTTTCAATCGCGCCAAAAGAAGCAAAAATTATTTTATGGAGAGGGATAAACCGTGCTGCCACTGCAGCTAGGACAAGAGCAAGTGTTAGTATACGAGCTCGATATATTATAAAAGCTGCTGATATTAAGCGTAGAATTAAAATTCGAAAAGCTACAGCTAGTCATTTATCAGCACAGTTACGAGCAAGCGGACCTGTCACACCACTACTAAAATTTGATGTAACACCTAAATTTCCTGATATTATGCCGGTTCATGCTAGAGTGTTGAAAAGTTCAACAAAAAAACCGATCCGATCAGGTTTTGTTACACGAACAAAGAAAAATTATGTAAATGTGTTTACAAGAGTTGGTCAAAGTCGTTATCCAATTCAAGGACATTTTGGTCCATCCATAGCTCAAATGATGGGTCACGAAGAACCTTTAAATGATATTATCACTCGAGCACAAGAAATATTAGACAAACGTCTAGAACATGAACTATCTAGGCTACTTTGGGGGTAACAATTAATGCATGATAATACACCTTTAGCGATGGTTTCGGCCATTGCTTCTTTTTTACAAGAAAACTTAAAAGACATGAGATTTCCATCAAAAAATGGTATTGAAAAAACGGTTACTGTTCATAAAGGTTATTTACCTCCAATAAAGAACCTTAAACGTGGTGAAGAACAGGAATCTGATGACTATCCGTTTGTCATTGTTAGGTACCTAGGAGAAGAAGACGATACTGATAAAGAAAAGTGTATCTTAAACTTTCGTATTCTACTTGGTGCGTTCAATGATGATGCACAAAATGGCTGGAAAGACGTTGTGGGTTTATCGACTCGAATAAAATTCTTACTGAAACGTCAGAAATTTATAGGTAGCGGTGAACTAACAGGAAAAATAGAAACTGCAATTTATGAGGAACAAATGAAACCAACATGGCATGGAGTAATGGATGTAAATTTTAAAATGCATTCAGCACAACAAGAAATAGGAGGGATGATAGAGGATGACTTCTTCGCGAAAAACTACCAAAAATAACAAAGAAAAAAACGTTCTTATCTACGTAGGTCCCACTGTAAAAGGACTACCGAGATATAGTTCTTTTATTGGAGGTTATCCAGAAATTCATAACGCCCACAAAGAAAACTGTCCTGCATTTACAACATTATTCATTGAACCTGAAAGACTAATTGACTTTGAGAAAAAATTAAAGAATCCTAATTCGGCAGAATCAGCTTTTTATAAGAATGTAGAAAAATATTTTAGCGAGGTGAAATAATGTTCTATCACGGTTCACGAACGAAAGAATCACGACCATCAGTAACGGTATCAACAGAAGCAACAGCTGCCTTACCTGTATATTTTGGCACAGCTCCTGTGAATTTAGCAGATGAAAAAAACGTTAACAAAGTTGTGCTTGCATACACATATGATGATGCAGTCAAAGCATTCGGTTACTCTGATGATTGGGAGAAATATACGTTATGTGAAGTTATTGATGCAGCATTTGATAAGTTTAAAGTTGCACCAATATTATTAGTGAATGTACTAGATCCAGAAAAGCATAAAACTAGCAAATCAGAGGACTTAACTGTTAAGGATGGACAAGCAAAAATTGATACAGAAGGTGTTATTTTATCTTCTTTAAATATCACAGCAAATGCTACTCAACTTGAACAAGGAAAAGATTATGTTGCCTCTTTCGATGACGAAGGAAAAGTAATTATTGCTTTAATTACAAATACTGAAGCAACAACATTATCAGCAACTTTCAACGTGTTAGATACTTCGTTAGTTGCGGAAGTGGATATTATTGGCGGTATCGATGTTAATACTGGTGACGTTACTGGATTAGAGTTAATCAACTTTGTATTTCCACAACATAGAATGGTACCCGGCATAATTTTAGCCCCAGGATTCTCTGAAAATCCGACTGTCGCTGCGGTAATGCGGGCGAAAGCGACATCTGTAAATACTTACTTTAAAGCATTTGCAATTACTGATGCTGATACAACAGAAGCACCAAAATATACAGATGTTTCAAACTGGAAATTAGAAAACAGCTATACATCATCCTTCGAAGCTATTGCTTGGCCAATGGCGGCTTATAATAATAAGGTTTATCACATTTCTACTTTGGTTGCTTTGAGCATTTCAAAAATTGCTGCCGAAAATGGCGGATATCCTTACGAATCCCCGTCAAACAAAACATTACCTATTAACAAAGCAGTAGTAAAAGAAGGTGCTGGAAAATATCGAGAAGCAATTATCCCGCCAGACATTGCTAATGAGTTGAATAACCAAGGTATTTTAACGATATTAAATTTTGTCGGCGGATGGGTTGCTTGGGGCAATATGACAGCTGCATATCCAGAAGATAAAACATTAGACGTCCCAAATAAATTTATCCCAACTCGCATCATGCATAACTGGATTAGTAACACGATTGTATTAACAACTTGGTCTGATGTAGATGGACCAATACGTCCACGGATGATTGATAACATCTTAGATAAAATGAACAACTGGATTAATAGTTTAGTAACAAATGAAGTGATATTAGGCGGACGAATTGTTTTCTTGGCTGAAGATAACCCAATTGAAAATTTAACGAATGGGAAAGTGGTCTTTCGTTATTATGTTGCGGAGTCTTCTCCAACTCAAGAAATTGAAAATATCATTGAATTTGATGCGACGTATTACAACACATTATTTGCATCTTAATGAGGTGAGAAAATGAATAAAAATAGAATACCTGAAAAATTAAATGATTTTAGAGTATATATCGACGATAACAATTCATCACCAGGTATTTCTGATATCGAATTGCCCACTTTGAATGCTATATCCGATACAGTATCAGGAGCCGGCATCCTAGGAGAATACGATTCTCCTTTATTAGGACAATTCGAGTCAGCAAAGATTAAATTGAATTGGAAATCTATCGGTGAAGAAAGGGCATTATTGTATCAAGTTGGTAGTCATAAAATTGATTGCCGTCTAGCAAACCAATCTTATGATATTGCTTCCTCTACACATAAAATTAGTGCAGACCGAGTAGTCGTAATTGGTCCAGTGATTAGCAATGAATTTGGAAAAGCATCAAAAGGTTCTGCTTATGAGGGCTCAACAGAAATTGAATGTATGTATTATCGATTGGAAAGCAACGGTAAGGTTCTAATCGAATTAGATAAAGTGAACCACATTTTTAAAGTAAATGGTGTAGATCAATTGAGCGAATTAAGAAAAGCGTTAGGAATGTAAGGAGTGGGAAAGAATGACGGGAGTAAAAGAAAAAAACGATTTAACAACAAATTCTGAAGAAAAAAATAAATGTATTATTCCAGTCCCTATCAAGCACCCCATTGAAATCGACGGGGTGCTTATTAATTCTATTACATTAGATTTTTCTAATTTTACTGGAGAAGATATTTTAAAAATTGACGAACAATTGCGCTTAGAAGGCAGTTTCTTTGATCATTTGTATAACCAAAAAGTTTTATTAAAACTTGCATCTTTTGGAGCAAATATGAAAATTGAAGATTTAAAAAGGTTGCATGGAGCTGATTTTTTAGAAGTTACTCTTCAAACTCGAAATTTTTTCATCCAATGGTAGGTTCAGGCGGTGCAAAAGAAATTCGCAAATGGCTCTTAAATTTATCTGCTTATTCAAACACTTCTCTCGAATATTGGGAAAAACAATCTTTAATTTCATTGAAGGCTTGGACTGAAGCGTTGAGTGCAGAGGATGAGAACGATGTCAAAAATACATGAACTAACAGTTGAAATCAGTGGTAATATAGGTAGTTCGTTTACTAGTGCTTTCAAGAAAGCAACAGCAGGACTAGCAGACTTTCAACAACAAGCTCGGCAAGTACAAAGAGAAATTGATCGATTAGGTGCTGATTTTAGGCAAGGTAGAATTCATGAATCTCAATTTCGAGAAGAGACTGAAAAGCTAACAAGAGAATTAAATAAACTAGAAAATGCACAAAAAAGAGTTAATGCCATTAAATCATTTGGTACTGAGACATGGAATAGAACAAAAGCGGTTGCAGGTATAGCTCTAGCTACTGGTGGGGCAGTAGCTACTGCTGCATTCGCAAAATCTATCAGCACTGCAGCTGATTTTGAAGCGCAAATGGCCAAAGTCGGAGCAAAAGCTGAAGCTACGAATGCAGAAATGCAGGCATTAAGTAAAACCGCACTTAAGTTAGGAGCATCATCTAGCTTATCAGCATCTGAAGTTGCTATCGGAATGGATGAACTAGCAGCAAAAGGGATGAATGCTAGACAAATAATCGAGGCAATGCCAGGACTTATTGCGGCTTCAGAGGCATCTGGCGAAAGTTTAGAAGTTGTATCTAATGTTGTTACTTCAGCTTTAAACTCTTTCGGTATGCAAGCGAAAGAAGCTAGTAAAGTAGCTGATATTATAGCAATGTCTGCGAACAAATCTGCTGCAGATGTACTGGATTTAGGTTATTCGTTTAAGTATGCTGCTCCGATTGCAAATACTTTAGGTATTTCCCTTGAAGAATTAAGCGCAGCTACAGGCCTGTTAGTAGACAAAGGACTAGCTGGTGAGCAAGCGGGTACTGCATTGAGAATGGCTTTAGTGCGTTTATCAAGTCCACCAAAAGATGCACAAAAGGCATTGAATAAGTTAAATATTTCAGCAACTGATTCAAATGGTAAATTTAAAAGTCTAATTAAAATAACAGAAGAATGGAATAAAGCAACAAAAAATTTAACTGATAGTCAAAAAGTCGATTATGCATCTACAATTTTTGGTACTGAAGCTTCTACCGCAATGTTAAGCTTGTTTGAATCCGGAGCAGATAAGATTAGAGAAATGACAAAAGCACTCGAAGAAAGTGGCGGGGTTGCAGAAGTAGCTGCACGTAAAATGAAAGATAATTTTGCGGGTGCAAAAGAGCAATTTTTCGGAGCCATTGAATCTGCTCAAATTGCATTTGGAACACCAATATTAGATGTATTAGAAGATACATTCAATGGTTTATCGTATGTAATCGAAAACAATCTCCCTGCAATTGAAAATGCAGGCAAAGCAGTTGCTAATGTTCTTGATAACATCACAAAACCATTCCAAGTGGTCGAAAAGCCAATAAAACCTGAAATCACACCGGAGATGAATCATCGAGAAGTTGAAGAAGCCATGCTTAAATACCAAGAAGATCTTAAAAATTGGGAATTGTATGGTCGTATGGACTTTAGCGAAAAAGTCGAATATGCATTGGACGAAACCGTCGAAACAATTGACAAATGGATGCAAGGCGATGGTGGAAAAGCTTTAGATAGTATTTTTAAAGAATTAGGTACGCTTGCTGGAAAAGCATGGGTAAAATCTTTCACAACTGCAGTAAAAAGTTCTGTTGAAAGTATAGGAGAAGGAAATATTGTTGGGGGCTTAGCAATGGCGGCTGCTGCCAACATGATGACCGGTGGTTTGCTA